TTACCTTGTAAAGCAAACGCTCTAGCTCTTTCTAGATTTAAGTCTTTATTTGTTAATAATTCAGCCTCAAACTCATTACTGATTGATTCTTCAAAGTTTAATAATGAGTCAGCTATCTTATTTAGATCATCTAATTCAAAGCCTAATGATTTTGCTTTAGTTATTGCTCCCGCTATACCATCAGGAAACTTAGCTAACGTTAAACGAGTAGCTGCTGTACTTTTACCTATAGCCTCCATTATTGAACGTAATGAAATAGAACTTTTATTTTGTAGGTTGAGTTTTACATTAGTAATAGCAGCCTCTTGAGATATTTTTCCTATTGGTTTACCTGTGGATGATGATATTCTAAAAAGTGCTTCAGCTGCTTCTTTTGAGAATTTACCTTGCTCAACCATTTTGGTCATGTAAGCAAGATTAATAGCTAATGTACTTCCTATTTTAGTGTTAGGAGCAATTCCTAAACTAACAGATGAAGCAATGTCACCAAATACTTTAGCAATTTTTCCTCCAGTAAGAAATAACTCACCAGATACATTACCAACAGTATTAAGTTGTTGTCTTAAATCAAATGCGTTGTCACGAGATGTACCTAATGCTCTAGCAAATTCAGAGGCGTCTTTATCTAATTCTTTAAATCTATTTATTAAACCAACTACTACAGCGGTTAAACCACCAACTATAAGATCAGTCATAGTGAATGACTTAGCTAAGTTAGTACCTAATTCTTTAATTAAATTCTTAGCTACAGAAAAACTACTAACTGCTTCTTTATTTGTTTCAATAAATTTCTTTGTCTTAACAATAGCATCATCAATACCAAGAGCATCAGCTAATCTACCAAAACCAGCTTTAGTTAAACTTTTACCAATACCTTCAACTGCTGCTCCAAACACACCTACTTTTTTATTAACATCATTAAACTTAGTTTCTGCTTCATTTAAACCTGCTAATATTTGATCAAATGTATTTCCTTTTTCTAAAGAGCTAGTGATATTCTTAATATAATCAACAACACGTTTTTTTCTATTTTCTAATTCTACTCCTTCTTTACCTAAGTTACGAAGTTTTTCTTCTCGAACTTCACGCGCTTTACCATATATATTTAATTCTAATAATTTATTTTTTTGTCTTGTTTGAGCTTTACTATTCTTTTTTTCTTCTGCTGTAAGATTTGCTAATTCTATAGTTAATAATTCTTTAGCAGTTGATAATCTATTTTGCTCACCAATAATAGATTGTTTTAAATTAGCAAATGTTTTTTTCTTAACATCACTACTAGTAATGTCAATATTAAGAATTTTACTTGATATACTATATAAGTTATCAAATCCTTTCTTGGTTTCTCTAACCTCAATACTGCTTTTACTTATTTCAGATACAATGCCTGATAATGATCGGAAAGCATTACTTAATGAGTTATTTATTTCATCAAATTCTTTTTGTAATGATTCCGCGTAATTTTTAGCATCTTTAATATTTCTAGAATAAGCTTCCAGTAAAGATATGTCAATATCTTCATCTCTTAGTTTACGATACAATTCTTGGATACGTTTAAGTACCTGTTCTCGTTCTTTTAAATCATCAGTTTCCGGAGATGTCGCCATAGTTGTGTATTACTCAAATAAATATAAACGTATACTACTTTTTAAACGGCTTAGATTCTGCTTGCATTGATGGTGATTGTTGTGGTAGTACGCCAGGTTTAGCGATTTTTTGCGTGGTTATATCGGTCTTATTTGTTAGCACGTTCTCAGTTTTATCACGTTCCTCATTTATTTTTTCAAAATGCTCGTTAATAAAATTAAACGTGGTTTTACGTAGCCATGTTGGCATGTTATAGACAGTATGCCAATCGTAGCCACCGCCACCATGGAATACTATTTCATGTATTTCTCGGAATATTTGTAGTCTAATACTAGGCGTCAGGCCAAAAAAAGCTAACACCTACTGGTATCGTTACGCCCTCCTCAACGCGACCATTACCTTCATAGGTAAATTCAAGTTTAACATCTGGCATTACATCACCAACATGTTTTTTAAATGCTCTTGAATCACGAGCGATAAATTGATTATCGATAAAATCTTTAATAACGTTTCTGTCTCTATCACCATTAACTGATGTGATCATGTATTTAAGACGAGTTGTATTATCAAATGAACCTTGTGGTGTTAATTTTCTTAACGCCTCTAATTCACGGTCAATATCTTGTTCGTCTTTATGAGTAAGTAACTTAAATGTTACTTCATTATTTGTATGTGGTAATTTGAATTTGAATTCATTAGTGTTTGGAGTCATTAAATGAGACTCATCAAATTTCTTTTCTTCTAACGCTGATAAATCAACTGTTATTTCTTCACCATTATAACTGAATGTGTAGTCAGCACCATATCCTAAGATACGAGCAGCAACTAATATAGCGTTTTTATCACCTACTACTAAATCATTGTAGTTGATTTTAGACACAATTAGTGACTGGAGTAATTTATCAATTACTGTACCATTAGCAATGAAGTTTCTGTTTGTAAGAATATCTTCTTCTTTCGCGGTCATGTACTTCATTTCAATAACGCCGCTTGATAATGGGTTTTCTTTTGAGTAAACTAGACCACGAGATGGTAATTCAATTTGTTCCGTTGGAATGTTCGACTTAGATGCAACTTGTGTTTGATCCATAACAATATTAATATTTTGTATATATAAATATAAGCAAAAAGTACTATTTAGCCAAGTGTTTTTGTAACGTTTGTTTTATATGCTTAATGTTATTTTTAATGTCATTTTCCCAAAAACGCAGTAGTGTATATTTGTTGTCTAATGCCCATTGGTTTTTTATTATGTCTCGAGCTAAACTACGTTTTTGCGTTTCATATTTCGCTTGTGAGAATTTGTCTGGGTTACAGTGCCAAAAGTCGCCGTCTACTTCTATTAGTATATTATAGTCTGGTAGATAGAAGTCATAGAATGCTTTAATATCTTTAGCGTAAAAGAACTGTTGGTATTTTATATCTAATAGTTCTAATATATTAGCAAATGTTTTTTCTAGTTGAGATGTATGTTTATGGTCTGTCACTACTATACGTTGCATTGCTTTTTTGCTCATTTTTTCGCGAGTCTCAATCGATTGTACTCGTCCTACTCCAAACCCTGCTGGTTTAGGTTTAGGTATACCTTTAGCTCCTTGTGATATTTTACTTCCTAGTTCTGGATTCTTCCTGGCTTCCTTTATAGCATCTTTAACATAGTCATACTTTCCAGATGCGAAGCGTTGTTTACGTGCTTCAGATATGGCTTTAACTCGTTTTTCTGATTTGAGATCACCCCAATGTCCTTTTACTTTTGCTTGGTGACCACTTATCCATTTGCAATAGTCCTTTATAGAAGCTTCATAACGTGTTTGTTGACCACAACCACAAGCACATACCGGATGTACTCCGTTGTATTTTTCTTGTATTATTTTGTCTTTCTTGAGCATAAGAAACCCTCCTGTTTATAATAAATATACAGGAGGGTTAAAATATGTGCTTGTGATTATAGTACTCTTAATTAAGAGCCATGTATCGTTTAAAAATTGAGAATGCAATAATCCATTGCAACTGTTACACCTAATGTGATTGCTGCATCAGCACTCCAATCATAATCACCTGCTGTGAATGACTTAACATAAGCACCTTTAACAATCCACTCACCAACGATATCACCTACTGGACCTAAGATATCTAAGGTTAAATCCTTCTTATAGAAATCAGAATAACCATCTCTACCAGTTACAGATTCATGTGATAAACGTACCCATTCCATTACTGCTTGAGCACCAGATGGAGTAACTGGATCGTATAATTCTAGTGTCATATCCTGCCACTCAGCTTTTCCTTTTAACTTACGGTAAACGTTGATATGATCAAGTTTGATTTCTGTAAAGTTAACTGAAGGAGCTGATGCTTTCTTAATTAAGTATGATGGAACGCCATCTATATACATGATAAAGCGATTCTGAACTTTAGGCTCATACGCTGTAAACATTATTTCATTCGGGTTTAATACTGCCATGTCTTGTTGTGTTTAATATAAATATATTAACTATTTATTTGTTATTTGTTTTCTATTCCTTTAGCTTTACGCATTGTTGAACCTAAATTAGCTAACTTATTGTATAAATCAGGATTTTTTGCTTTGATTTTGTCTTGCCATTTAGCAATTGCAACACCTGTACCAGCGATTCCACCGATACCAGCTAATACTCCTAAAATATCTGCTACAGCAGATGGGTCAAATGCTTCATCCATGTTTGTGTCAGACATTTCTTCCATGTCTTTTGCACCATACATTTCTTCCATGTCTTTTGCACTATACATTTCTTCAACTTTTTGCTTTTTGCCTTTTTTGCCTTTAAGCATAGCGATTTTATCGTCTACTTTGGCTTTTAGTTCTTCTAATTGCTTAAGTTGTTTTTCTTTCTTAGCATTTGCAACTGCTTCCTTAGCTTCCTCAACAGCTTTTTTAGCTTTTTCTTCTAAAGATTCAGCTAACTGAGTAGGAACTTTAATTCTTATTTTCATTTATAGTGTTTTTTTACTTATTATGCTGGGAACGAAGCACCAGTTGGAGTGATGTTGAAATCGATTAATATGAATTCAGCAGTCTTAGTTGGTTGTAAATAAACTTGACCTACTAATTGATTTCTATCAACTACATCAGCTGTGTTATTTGAATCATCCATTACTACTTTAAATGCATATAAACCTTGTCTTTGTTGTACTGTAGTTAAGTAAGGATTTACTTGATTCAAGAATCTATTTCTTGTTACAGCAGTATTTTGTTCAAATACTAATTGACGAGAAATACCACCGATGTAGCGTTTTAAGTCAATCAACAAACGACGAACATTTACTCTATCTAAAGCTGTTGCTTGTGTTTGTAATGTTTTCTGACCATAAGCTACAACACCAGTACCTGGGAAGGTAGCTAATGGGTTAACTTTGTTTGAGTATAATGTATCTCTATCAGATGGAGATAATCTTCTTTCAGCTTGTACTACACCTGGTAATCCACCTCTGTTGATACCTGCTGGAGCGAACCATGCAGCTGATACTTGATCAGTGAAAGCATAAACAGCTGGCATTACAACTGAAGCTGGAACCCAAAGTAATTTACCTGTTTCAGGTCCTACTACTTGTAACCAAGGCCAATATGTTGCGGCGTAGCTTGAATTCTGAGCGGCTGCTTGTGTAGTTACAGTAGCTAAGTTTTGACCATAAGATACTGAGTCTATAATATAAATTGCATCACCTCTATCTTGTACATTTGACAATAAAGTTGTGATCGCTGAAGTACCGTTTTGTAAGTTCAAACCTGGAGTAGACAAGATATTGAAATCGTAGTTATCTTGGTTTGATAATAAATTAGCAGCAATTGTGTAATCACCTACTAATACACCTTGAATGTTATTAGCTACTGTAGTAGCTGCTACTGTTTTAATACCATCAAACATGTTTAATGCCGCTGAACCTGTACATCCAAATAATGGACCAGTAGCTGTACTAAATGAACCACTTCCTACTGCTGGTAATGATGCTGTATAAGCACTATTAGCACTACCATCATTATTGAAATAGCTTGGAGTTGGTCTATCTACAGACTTAACACGTACATAACGTGATTTGTTTGTATAAGAACCACTTGTTTGGATGTAGTAGTTACCACCATCACTAATTGGAGTGAATGCTTGGTTACCAATTACAGCCTCGATATAATTGTTAGCGTTAGGATCTAATGATAAGTTAGACCATGTTTCTAAAATAGTTTTTGTATTTGAGTTATCATCTCCTCTACGAACCAATAATGTAAATACACCACTGCCTGAGTTTGAGTTAGCGATTTCCCAACGTACATTCTCTGAAGTACCATTCACTAATGAACCAGTACCAATTTCATTACCTGAGTTGTTCATAAGAGCACCAACAGATAAAGTTTCAAGAGTAAATGATGCTGTAGTAGCACCATAATTTGAACCTACAGTAGATGAAGCAGCAGTATAAGAACCAGATGCAACTCTAGCTACTAATACGCTTTCACCACCTTGTTGGAAGTAGTTATTCACAGTGATTGAAGTCAAATATTCGTAGTTAGCACCACCAGATGTGAACAATCCACCAAACTTATTTACGTAGTCTGAATATGAAGTTACAACAGTTGGGATGTTAACAGGTCCTTTTACAGTTGGACCTACAACAGCTAAACCAGTTGATACAGTGCCAGTAGTTACTAGAGACTGATCGTTTTCGCGTGTTAGTACACCAGGAGAGATTAATGTTTCTGCCATGTTAAGTATGTTATTTTCTTATAATAAATATGTTAATTTATTCGCAAACCGCTAATTGACAGAACTGATTTCACCTGTTTCAATATCAACAGTTACTTTACCGTATTTAGTTGATATTTTATCAGCAAATTCTTTTTCTCGTTTACGCAACGCATCGACTTGTTGCTTAACTGCGTTTTCTTCTTCATCAAGGCGCATACGTGAATATTGTACTTGGCCTAATTGAAAAATGAACGCATCTTGATCTTGGGATAACTGTTTTAAGTCGTTTAATTCTTGTTGTTCGAGTTGGGCCATTATTACTTAATTAAAGTGAAAAATACTTTAATATTGTCAGCAGTCTCAACACTCTCAAATTGAGCTAAAGTAAACTCGTAATGCTCAACTTCACGTTCTTCTTGTAACAACGTTTCGTATTCGCTTTGGAACTCAATAAACTTAGGATTAACTCGTTTCAATTGTACTGATTCACCAGCTTCATTTAATTGAGTCATTGGTGTACCATCTTCGTTGAATGCGTCTACTGAGTAAACAATACCAACGTTTCCTGTACCATCATCCTCGCCATATTTTTTAATTAATTCGTCACGTAGTTTATCTACGTCTACTTTGATCTCATTAGCTTTCTTGGATAAATCGTTTAACCAATACTTAGCAACTAATGATAATTTCTCGTTTAACAAACCATTAATAATTTTCTCATTGGTTTGTGGGTTTGTAAAACCATTAATTTCAGCCTCTAAATTTAATACGTCAGCTAATTTCAATTTTGTTGTTGTCATAACGTTATGTGATTGTTTTATATAAATATATATTAAAGTATATTAGATTACAGTTTTGATCTTAGGTACATCCTTTCTTTCAGCATGTATAATGAAATGACAATCAATATCATTTTCAGCACCAGCTAAATGTACGGTATTGTTCTCAATTCTCAAAATAGAAGGTGTCTTGGTTGGGTGTACCGCCGTTAAATGAACAGTGATTGTGTCTTGATCAACTAACCATTCCCAATCCTCTGGTAGTTCAATATTGTGTTTATGTTTTAATTTACCTCTATAGAACACAGCGTGCTCAGGACCCTCTAAAACACCATATTGTAATTTCTTACCTTGTTGTTTTTGGTGGTCAATTAAAAATGATTTTGTAGTTGCACTAAATGATCCGCTAACACATAAGTTATAGTCGCCAATAACGTCAGTATTAATACCAACTTTACCGCTTGATGATATGAATAGTGCATTTGTGGCAATATTAGAGTTAACCTTTACTAACGCATTTACTAACGAGCTATCACCATACACATTAAATTTAGCTTGTACAGTACTTGTACCTACACCCACGTTACCGCCTGTGTCTGTGACAAATACTGGTGATAATGAAAGTGAACCAGACACAATAACGAATGGTTTTAGACCATTGTTTTTGTCTGATGTGTTTAGCATCACTAATACTTTCTCTCCTGATCTTACTGAACCAGTACCGAATGATACAGAACCAGAAAATGCTATTTTTGAATCAGAACCATATGATAATGGGTTAATGATACGAAGCACATGCTGAGATTTAATCTCGGCACCTGGAAATATACCTGACTGGTCAATAAAGGAACCTGTATAATCCGCCATTTGTTATTATGTTAAGTTAATTGGACCAGCACCAATAAAATTGATGATGGTAAAGTTTTTATACGCTGCTAGTATTTCTAGGATCAGATGATCATCGGTTCCCCAGTTCTGAACTGATTCAGTTGGTACATCCCAATTGTTTCCTTCTCCTATTCTAGCGCCTGTTTCGTCTGCTAGGAACCAGAATAAAGAACATTCTTTAGCTACTAAATCGTAGTAACGAACATATGCTGATAGTTGTATTGCTATTCTATCTGCTACTTGTACTGGTTCTATGCGTGCTGTTAATGCCATTGTGTTTATTTATTTTTTAGTTTGTCTATTTCAGCTTTAAGTTCTTGGATTGCTTTTACTAGGACTGGTATAATGAATTTTTCATTTACACGTAATGAATTTTCTATTACTGTATCACCTACTGTTATAGCATTATTATTAAAATTTTCTACAGCTTCAGGTACAACTTCTTGTACTTCTTGAGCAATAAAACCTAGCATATCCTTACCATCTTCATTTGGTTCAAAACCATCTATCCAATTAAATTTAACAGGGTTTAAAGCTACAATTTTATCAAGTCCGTTTACAATAGTTTCTATATTTTGTTTTAATCTAGCATCAGAAGCATTATATATGTTTGTTCCACTTGGTGCACCAATATTACCATTAGAAGCTATTGTCATTCTTAATGAACCACCAGCACGAAATTCTATATATCCATTCCCACCACCTGCTGCGCCTTGTAAAAATATTCTACCCGTACCAGCACCACCGCCATCTAATTCTATACTACCACCAGTTGCGCCTGAACTTAAAATCGGATTATTTGCCGTACCAGTGATATATAAATTACCTAAGAATAAGTTATTGTTTTGAGGTATATGTAATATATAACTTGGATTAGTTATACCAATTCCAACATTACCAGCACTTGTAATACGCATTTTTTCAGTAAGCCCAACACCAAGTTTTGTTTGAAAATATAAAGCACCATCACCATCACCTTGCAATAAACCACCTACTCTACCCCAATCAAATGAACGACCATTATTTGAAAAGTTTATAAAAGGTAAATCACTATTATTTATGGCTTGAACAAACATACTTGATATAGCTGTTACACTACTTGAGAATGTAGCAGCACCAGTATTGCTAATAGTTAATCTTTCAGTTAAACCAACTGCAGTAGTTGCGGTAAATAAACGAAATGTATCAGCATATACTCTTAAACTTTCAGGCGCTCCAGAATCACTTTGCGCTGATAATAATATATTAGTGTCAAATCTTGTTGCTAAATTTCTATCTGTGTTTACTCTAAATATAGCACTTCCTGTTGTCACCAATGATCCTGTTAATCTCAATGAACCAGTAACAACCATAGTATCATCCATACTATCCCCAAACCTCGTTGAACCTGAAGCAAACGATTCAGTAAAATAACTTACTGATGATGAAAGTATAAATGTTTGAGCTGTCAAATTACCTTGTACGGTAAGGTCTCCTGTTACTAGTTGTGATCCTGTAATTTGGACTGAGCCTGTAAAGGTGGGTGAATATATGATCATATTGTAATTATGTTATGTTTGTGTTCTGGTTTATAACTTATTCACTTACTAGTGTTAAGTTTAGTTTTGTTGCTGCCCATTCCCATACATACTCATTATCTGCTACGTATGCTGTGTAGTCATCTCCATCCATAATAATTTCACTACTTGTTAGTTCAACGTTATAACGGTCAACTAAAGCATAGAAAAAAGTAATAGATGTTTTAGTATAATTTTCATCATTATCTCTATCATCATGTACGGCATGTAGTTTTAGCTGTGTGGCTGAAAACTCTATGTCATTGTGGGTTTGTGGGGATTCAATTTTTTTCATATTATTAATTTTCTAATGCTGTAATACGTGTTGTTAGAGCTTCGATTGTTGTTTGTTGTTCTTGGATGGCTTTGATTAATAATGGAATAAATTGCTCATATCTTAAACCCATCACATCGCTATCTTTATCATGTATAAATCCACCAAAATCTTTACCATCTAATAATGCTTCAACTTCCTGTGCTATTAAACCATAATGTGTTCTAATACCTGCTCTTGGTGTTAGTATAGATTTAGTTGTTTCATTACCTTGTTCATCTGTTGTTGTTTCTGTTGTCTCAATATTTTGACCAACTTTCCACTTATAAGATACTGGTCTTAGTTTAGTTACAAAGTTTAATCCTAAATCAGAATCAACAATATCTGTTTTTTCTCTTTCATCTGAAGTTTGAATTGTACCATTAACTGCCCAAATAGCTGTATATCTATTTGAAGCTAAACCAATACTTCTTGTATTGTCTGCGGTTGGATAAAACTGTGAATTATCCCCTTGATAATATATTGTACTACCTGCACCTAAACCAAATGTATTTGTACCTGAACCACCATAAAATCTGGCAACATTTGAAGAATAATCTATCCATGTATTGTTTTGTCCTTGAATTGATAATCTACCAGCTGAATTCAAATACATTTTTTCAGCAATAACTCCTCCATTTTGAGTACCGAATGAAATATCTGTATCTCCATTAGCTGAAACTAAAATTGTAGATTTTACAAATGACCTACCGTCACATAAATTTAATGTAGAAGTATCACCATAAGCATCTGAGCCATTTAATTGCAATAAAGTCGCACCACTTGCAGGTCTATTTATTGTTACATTGCCATCTCTAGTTAGAAACATTACATCAGCTTTAGTACCAGCATTGTTACGTCGGAATGTTAAACTATCAGAAATACTACTAATGTATATATAATATCCTTTCTGCTCACCACTTCTTTCAAGATATATACCATTTGTAGCAACTGTTGAAGGTTGTTTTATTGTGATTGTAGCCGCGTCAGCTGCACTAGCTAAGGAACTACCATTATTGAATGAGGCAGAACCAGCATTTGAAATAGCGAATCTCTCAGTCCATGTGACAGAGGCACTAGCTACCCCTGAAGGTGCTGTATAAAAAGCATGAACACCACCAGATGAAACTTGATATGAAGCAGCTCCTGTACTTATATATTTCCATCCTCCTTGGTATGTAGCATTTTGAACTAATCCTAATTCTACTGTAGCGTACCCATACATTGAAGAATTTCTTATTTGTAGGGCTGTAATTTGAGCATCATCCCAACCTAATACAGTTGTTCCTATACCAACACTACCACTAGATGAAATACGCATTTTTTCAGTAGTAGAACCACCACCACGTGTGTAAAATGACATATAACTAGTAGTTGTAGCAGCTCCTGCCCATCCCATAGCTATTCTTCCTAAGCTATTTAAACTTGTAGTACCTAACCACCAAAGATTAGCACCAGTATCTGCCGCTGCAGCTTGTGTATTTGTTAGATACATAACATCTTGTAATCCAGCTCCTGTTTTGTTTATTGTTACAACAGCGCCAGGATCAGGTGTTGGCGTACCAATACCTAAACTTCCACTAATCAACAAAGAACCAGAAAGTGGTAATGTTGTCGGAAACGTTAACGAACCAGTAACTACTAAATTATGTACTAACATTATATCTTAATTATGTTTATTATAAATATTTTGACAATTCACCGTCGCTAATAGGTACTACCTTGTAGTTACGAACAGATGGATCGTTTGCTTTGAGATCATCGGCTTTGGCTTGTGCTTCGGCTTCAGTATCGAATATGTCTATTGGGTCCTCATCATTTATTTTTGCTGAATAAACATTTGACATGGCCCACACTGGGTTGTGTGGGTCGTTGGATGGGATGTATTGTTTTAGGACTAAGTATTTGGTCATGGTGTTATGTTGTTTCTAGTGCTGTTACTTTAGCTGATAGTTCTTGGATTGCTTTGACTAGGACTGGTATGATGAATTTTTCATTTACACGAAGTGGGTCAGTTACTTCTAAATCACCTATTTTTAATGGATCACCGCCAGCAAATGATTCTACAGCTTCAGGTACAACTTCTTGCATATCTTGAGCAATAAAACCAAGCATATCTTTATCTTCTTCTGTTGGCTCATATCCTTGTATCCAATTAAACATTACTGGATTAAGATTTAATACTTTAGATAAAGCATCAGATAATGGTGTAATATTACGTTTTAATCGTCTATCAGAAGCATTATATATATTTGTTCCTGATGGAGCGCCAATGTTACCTGTAGTAGTGATAGTCATTCTTGTAGAAAAACCACCAGATGGAGTGTTTCTCATTGCAAATTGCATGTTAGTACCATCTACTCCATTATCTGTACCTAGAATTCTACATCCATAAACAGCATTATCAATATAGGCATCTACTAGATGTAAAGCTCCAACTGCTAATACTTTTTGGGCGGCGTTAGAACCAATAGTGACATCAAATCCTGGAGAGTTTGTTCCTATACCTACTCTACCAGCACTTGTAATACGCATTCTTTCAGCTACTGTACCTGCATTGTTTGTCCAAAATTGTAAATTACCAGATTGGTTTCCATCAGTTGTGTTATCTTTTGCTACGTTTATAAGAGCACCAGTTGTATAATCTCCAGCTGTATTATGTCTATATCTAAATACTATAGACGTTTCTGGTCCAGCATTAAAAGCCTGTGTAGTGGTACTTCTAATAGCATTTAATGCAGCTCCATTTGTTACTACTTCTAATCCAGCACTTGGGTTAGTTATTCCTATACCTACATTACCACCCGATGTGATTCTCATTCGTTCGGTATTGTTAGTACCAAATGCCATATCATTATTAGATACGTTCCATAAAATAGAAATATTTGCTGATATATTACCATCAACATTATTTCTTGTGGCACCAATAAGCATATTAGCACCACCATTTCTTTGGCTACGATAAAATGCGTGATTTGTTAATAAATCTTGATATGCTCTAACAATATCATCTGAGCCACCGGCATTGTTATCAAATATGTCAAGTTTTTTACTTGGACTACTCGTTCCGATTCCAACGTTACCACCGCTTGTGATACGCATTTTTTCACTAAATCCACTACCACCAGTATCAGTTAAAGTATAAAATGTTAAATCTCCATCATCATCTGCGTCAGCACCAGATACACCATAAATTGCACCTCTACTTAATGTAATTCCTCCAGATGGCCTTTCTGTTCTAAATAAAATACCAGCTCCTAATCCACTCGCTCCAGTTCCAGTAGTTGTATGTGTTAAAGTTAAAATATCTAAAACACTATTTGTAGCTGTGTCATTAACTATAAAAGTACCATTTGTACTACTCAATGCTCCAGCAAATGTTCCACTACCAGTCACTCTCAATGATCCAGTCACAGTCATAGTGTCATCCATACTATCCCCGAAACGAGTAGAACCCGAAGCAAAAGACTCAGTGTAAAAAGTCACTGATGAACTTAAAATGAACTGACGTGCAGTTAAATCTCCCGTTATAACTAAACTACCACTAACGGTTGTGTTCTGTAATATTGCCATATTAGCTTATATTATTATTATTTTTTAACATTTGTTCCAAACGCTCAATGCGTTTTTGTTGTTCTTGTATTACTTGGAATAATACAGGAGCGAATTTTGTGTACGATACACTTAAACCATCCTTTGATATCTCTGGATAAATATTGTGTACATCCTCAGCTATGAAACCAATTTCTTTAGTTCCTGTGTGGTTCAATGTGTAAGACACAGGCATAAGTTTCATAAAGTCGGCTGTACTGTATGATAACGGAGCAATATCTGATTTAGCTGAACGAGTTGATAACTCGGTAATGCTACCTGATACTGTTAAGTTTCCTGTTATTGTTAATGAACCGGATAACAATCCATCACCTACAGTTCCAATAAATGATCCACT